AGCTCCACGATCCGACTCTCAATCGCCTTCAACCGACTCGCATCCCATCAGCTGTTTTGCCCTGGGATCACGGCCGTGAAGGCCGTCGGGGAGTCTGCGTCAGGCTGGCGCAGATTGCCGCCGGAGAATCTCGGATTAAGAAAGGGTGCCGGCCGCGGTCTCGAGGAGCCGGCAGTTTCCAGTCCTGCCTGCGAAGCCCGCCGGCTCTGCCCCGTTTTGCGATGGCGCGGGCACGGTGGCAGTTATCCCGCGGCTGCGCGGAGGCTCGAACGCGCAGACTCTCTCGGCGCCAAACCCTTTATCGGTTCGGGTTACTATTGATCTTTCCGAACTGAGTGCCGCCGCCCATGAATGGCGCCCAAGCGAGTCCGGCATCGCCCTGGAAGGTCGTGATTCGTTGGCCGTGCTCGTTCACGCGGGTGCGTTTGGTCAGCGGGGCGCCAGGCACTATAGAAACATTGGACGCCTCGATCGCGTCGTTGATGATCATGCCTTCGATGTTAGTGAAGACGTTCTCATCCCCAATCGTGGAGAGGTCGGAATCCTTGTACGCGCGGCTGTGCTGCTTGAGCCCGTTGAGGACGCTGATGCGATAATCGCGCAGGCTCTCGCCGGCAAGCGGCGGGCGCGCCTGATGTCCCCAGGCCTGGGTGGCGCTGTCGAGGCGCAGCTGGGCGGAGCTGAAGGCGTTCCGGCTTTCGGCCGTGGCATCTGCGCGGGGCGCGCCCGCGCCCTTCACTGCGTCCGCCTTTTCCTTCTCCTCGCGCTCGGCATCGGCCTTCTGCTTTTCGCGCTCCCCTTCGAGCGCATCGACGCGAGTTACGAGACTGTCGCACGTCGCCCTCATTGCGTCGTGTTTGGTGTGCAATGATTCGAGGTGAGCCGCGATCTGGTCCAGTTTTTCATCAGCAGTAGCCATGTAGAACTCCTTTAAGAAGTCATCTGTTCGCTCGACGGTAGCGGATACCGCTTTCCTGTTTCTGGTGTTGGCCGCCATATCCGTCCCGACCGCCAAATCCAGCTTTGCCTCTTGCGCGAATCGATGAATTGTGCGTTCGCTCGGAACTGGCCAGCAGGTCAGCTCGTGCCAAAGTTGTTTCGCCGTGAGATGGGGCTCGCGCTGCAGGATCGCGCGAATTTCCCGATGTGCCGATGTGTAGCGAGAAGCCATCGCGCGCGCTCCTTTAAGTCAGCGGCCCGCTGGCGCCGCCCATCGAATCAATGCAGTAACCTCGGCGCACCGTCCGCACCGATCACGAACGTGGCCGCCTGGCCAGCCGCGTCAACAACAAAGACATGCACAGGGTCGTAGATAACGCTCTGCTCAGGCGTGACCAGGTATTCGATGTGCACGAGCTGTGCGTGATCCTGGGTGTATTTCACCACCACTACTACGTCGTTCACGCCTATGCTGACCGAGCGCATTGGGAACTTGAATCCCCTCTCCAAGCATTCTGAGAGGCATCGGCCGAGCGCGTTGTTCGGGAATTCTTCTTCGTCCATACTCATAGTGGTCCCCTGAAGTTTCGGAAAGTGAAGTGGCGGCCCGCTATCGCTTTGTCCTGGGCTTTACGATTTCGCACCACGACGTGACCGGCTCCCCTGGCGTCAGCGGCCGAACTCGAGCGCGAGCAGGATGCCGGTGAGCCATGCGGTCAAGAGCTCGGCGGCATCCGCGCGCTGGTCGGTCGTGTACTCGGCAATCTGCGTGCGCAGGTGATTGCGCGCGGTACCGCGGAAAGTCGCGACCTTTTCAAAGGCCGCCTTGGCGAACTTCACCTGACCGGCGTGCACGTACACTAATGCAGGGGTCGCGCGATCCTCGAGCGTGAGCGTCGCCAGGCTCTCGCGGACTTCCCGGACGTAGTGTCCGCTCTTGTACGCCTCGAGCAGCACAACTCTTCCCAGTCCCGTCGGCTCCGCGTAGAGGGCGATGTCCTCCGGGCAGAGAATTTTGCAGCCAGCACGAAGCACGGAAAACCGCTCAAACACGTGATCGATGTAGCTTGGCAGTGCGCTTTCGATCGGCAATAGATCCCAATCGACCACAACGAGCGGCGCCCCGTCTGCCCACGGGTTCATGGAAAAATAAACGGTGCCGAGCGCACCACGCACCGCGGACGCCCCCGTCACCGCGAAGATCGTCCCGACCGTGGTCGGCATTTCGACGGGTGCGAGCTCACCAATGGCTTGCATCGCTTCGCGATTCTCGGGGCTGGTCGACATTGACGGATCTCCTACGAAACGGCCACCAACAACGCTGATTCCGGGAAGAAAGCTCCGATATTGGACGGCGCGAACACCATGCACACCGCATCGGCGAGGTTTGGCGATTTGAATCCTGCGGGTGCCTTATCGATGACGACCTTGCCGGCGCCGTTGATGCTGTACGTCGGTTGCGACAGCTCCTGCAGCAGTTGGGGCAGCTCCTCAAGGTCCGGCGCGATCGAGATCAGCTCATCCGGATCGAACTGCCCACCCTCGGTGATGGCGCGATGCGTCGCCTGGAATCGCTGTCGCAGGCTCCACCAGGACTGCGCCTTGAGATTGGCGAAGAAGTCCTTGTTCTTGCGACCCGGGACCATTTCCCCATCGGGATCGAGCGGCGCGGCGCTGCCGCGGTAGACCTGGTCATCGATCCAGTGCAGGCCCTGGGCCTTGCGTCGCTCGTTGATGACGCGCGCATCGCCGCGCACGCCGGCGCCCATGCCGTCAGCGTCGAATCGGAAGGCGCGATAGCCGCGCTCATCGCAGTAGAGGAACGCCATCTCGACCGAGGCGAAAATGTCACGGTTAGCACCGCTCCAGGATTTCAGGCACTCGAGGCGCTGGCCGTGGCGGGCCGCGAAGGCGTTTCGGTCGCGACCCTCATCGGCGATGTCGAGCGCTGCGCGCCGATCACCTGACGGCTTGATGCCGAGGCGCTCGAGCGCGCCGACGGCGCTCTGCGCCCATGCCATCGGAATCAGCGCACCCTCGGTCGATGCCCGGTAGTCGATATCGATCTCGGCGGCCAGCGTGACCGGGTCGAGCCGACGCTTCTGCTCGGCGTACCACTCCTCGCCCTTGCGCGGATCGTCGCGCCAGCTGAAGGTGAACACCTTGACGCGCCCGCTGTGGCGTTTCTCGGCGAACGGGTTTGCGAGCCCGGATACCGAGCTGATGTCGATGCGGCAGTCGGTGTTACTGGCAAGCGAAGCCTCGATCAGGTGCGGCCGCTCGAGGTGCGCGGCCTCATCGACGAAGTAGATCGAGGAGCGCCCGCCGCGGCCGATTGAATCGCCTGCTTCGCCGACGATAGCCGAGCCGGTTTCCGGAAACTGGATGCGCATGTGCGCGGTGTGGCGCGTGTCATCCCATCCGCCGCGGAACTCGGGCGGCAGATGCTTCAGGAACGTGCGCGCCTTCCAGAACAGGCAATCCGGATCGCCGCTGCGGTCGAGCTTGTCCTCCTTGGCGCTGCCGATGCCGATGACCATGCCACGGTTGAAAAGGCATAGCGATCCAGCGAGCGCCATGGCCAGCCAGCTGATACCGCAGTCGCGTGACTTCTCGGTGAGGCCAGCTTCTTTGTTGCGCGCCAGGTCGAGCACCCAGTTGACCCATGCGCGTTGCTTGGGGAACAGGAGGAACGGCATCAGGACATCGCGCGGTGGTGTGAGCAGCGCCAGGCGAGGGTCAGCCGTCACGCCGAAATCATCTATAAACGCGTCCAGGTGCGCGGCGTACCAGGCGCGAACGCCGGGCAGGATGTCAGGCCGCGCTCCGATCCGCGCCAGGCGCTCAGCGCGCGCGATGTAGGTGGCGCGGTAGTTGGGACGCTTCCAATCGAATGCGGCGGTCACCTGCGCTGCCTGCCTCTCGAGCAGGCCCATATTCGCGTCGCGTCGGGGTAACTTTCAGGGGTAACGATTGTGCAGCTTGTGCCGTGATGCTGAAGCGGCAGGCCATTTCCATGCGGCTTGGAATGTTGCCAGAGCCTTCGATATGGCCGAATCAAGGTGCCACCTCGTTCGATTTCGTATCATTGGACGTGCCCGCCAAGGGTTCCCGCTGGGCCTCGATAGCGGGCCGGAAAGCGGGGTGCGATGGATCGACGTCGATCGCGCCGGCAACCATCAATTGGTACGCTTGAGCTGGCGTCAGAGCGCCGGGCTGCTGTCCCTGAAAGGTGAGCGACACCAGCGGCCCGAGAGGTGCGTCGGGCCGTCCTAGGAGTTCCTGCGTGGTTGCGGGCCGACCAGAGCCGACGGCGATCAGGTCCATTGCGGCGCGTCTGCGTTCGCTGGGCGGGACTTTCGGATCGCGGGCGAGCTCAGCGAGCACTTTGCACATTGCGCGGTCATATCGGCGCGCGAAGCGGCGCACACGCGGCTCGATCTTAGGCCGACCTCCAGGATTTCCGGATTGACCTGGCTTCCAGGGTCGCAGGCCGGAGTACCGCGTCGCCGGAGATTCGGCGGGGGGTGCCTCGCTCTCGAGCGTCGCGGTCGCCTTTCCCTGCTCACTCGACTCTGCTGTTGCCACTGTTACCAACGCCTGCGCCGCTTCAGTCAATTGTCGATACTGCCTCTTCAGAATGTCGGGACATCTCGGGACAAATCTCGGGACATTTGGGGACAACTCGGGACAATCACGTCTCCAGTTTCGGGACATTTAGGGACACACCCCTTATAGGGGTGTCCCGATGTCCCGAGACGGCGGCCGATGTCCCGAACGTCCCGAGGTCGGGAATCACTACGCACCCTCCATTGATGGCTGGATGACCAAGCGATAGGAGCCTCGGGGCACTTGTGTCTGGCGGATCAACCCCTCCTGATCGAGCGCCCTGAGGGTTCGCTGGATCTGCTTGCGGACGGTCTCGTATTCGCCTTTTGGTAGCTCGCCGCTCGCATCTAAGGATTCGACGATCGACTTGAACGCGACGACG